TTATAGTTTTACGAGCATTTTTTCATTACTTTTACCGTTTGAGGTTTTAACTATATTGATATTTACTTTGTCGCATTCGCAGATTATCTTCAAAATAGCACCATTTTTTATTTTTCCCGAAACCATCATCTCGGCAATCTCGTTTTCGAGTGTGTGACAAATAAGTCTGTTCATTGGACGTGCACCGAAACCGCGCAGCGCGCCCTTTTTTGCGAAGTATTTGTAAACCTCATCGTCAATATCCAGCGCTATCCCTGATTCGCTGATACGCTCTGTAATTTCTGTAAGTCTTGCTCTTGCAATTTTCTCAAGCGAGTCTGTGTCAAGGGCGGAGAAGAGGATTATTTCGTCTATTCGGTTTATAAACTCTTCCTTAAAATACAATTTCAGCCTTTGTTCTATTACGTGTTCGCTTGTATCTTTCATAAATCCGGTTACGCCCTCTGACTTGCTTGCGCCGACGTTTGAAGTCATAATAATGTAGGAGTTTCTGAAATTTATCCGTCTACCGGATGCGTCGGTAATAAAGCCGTTATCGAATATCTGTAAGAATAGCGATAACACGTCAGGGTGAGCCTTTTCTATTTCGTCGAGTAGTATTACCGAATACGGTCTACGTCTTATTTGCTCGAGAGGCGTTGAGGTTTCATCATAGCCGACGTATCCCGGGGCGGAGCCGATCAGTTTAGAGGTGGAATATTGCTCGGAAAACTCTGACATATCGTAGCGGATAAGCGACTCCTCGCTTCCGAAAAGTTCTCGTGAAAGAGCCTTTGCGAGTGCGGTCTTTCCGACACCGCTTTCACCGAGAAAGAGAAAAACTCCGCGAGGCCTTTTGGGATCGTTTATCCCTGCAAAGCTGCGCGTAACAGCACCGGATAGCGATTCTACGGCTCGATTTTGCCCTATAACCGAGCGCGACAATCTTTCTCTTATCTCTTCGCGGGTAGGCTCTCCGTCGCGCATTTTTACTGAAATTCCTATTATTTCTGAAACGGTTTCTTCTATTTCTCTTGCGCTTATGTGAATAGCCTCTTTGCCTTCAGATAGCTTTTCGCTCTCTTCTTCCAGCTCGGCTGTGTAAATTCTTTCAAGCTCCGCGTTTCTCGTCGCAGCCTCAAAGTCGTGCTCAGCTATACACTTTGATTTTTCGCGCGACAACTGCTTCAATTTTTCTCTTATATTCTTGGCTTTTTTGCTTTCCCAAGCGTTTTTTGTAATTCCCATAGCACAAGCCTCGTCGAGTATATCGATTGCTTTGTCGGGTAAAAATCTGTCCTGAATATATCTTTCCGACAGTCTTACAGCTGCCAGAAGCGCAGAGTCGTCTATCCTTATTCCGTGATGCTCTTCGTAGCGTTCTCTGAGTCCGCGCAGAATTTCGAGCGTTCCCTCTCGGGTAGGCTCTTCTATCAGAACGGGTTGAAATCTACGCTCAAGCGCCCCGTCCTTTTCAATATATTTTCTGTATTCCGCAAGGGTTGTAGCACCGATTAGCTGAATATCACCGCGGGATAGCTCGGGCTTCATTATATTCGCTGCATCTATCGCTCCCTCGGCGGACCCTGCACCTACTATGGTGTGTATTTCGTCAACGAAGAGTATCACCGACTTGTTCTTCGATGCCTCGCTCATAATTCCTTTTATTCTCTCCTCAAAGTCACCTCGGTATTTCGCTCCTGCGACCATAGAGGTGAGGTCGAGAGAAATCAGGTTCTTTCCGATAAGCATTTTCGGCACGTTACCGTCGGCTATTCTTTGTGCGAGACCTTCAATTATAGCGGTTTTTCCTACGCCCGCCTCACCGATAAGGCAGGGATTGTTCTTACTCTTTCTTGTCAGAATTCTTATGACGCGCTCGGTTTCCTTATCCCTGCCTATAACGGGGTCAAATCCACCTCGCTCGGCTATCCTTGTCATATTCTTGCCGTATTTCGTCAGGTTTGGCATAGCTGCGTCTGTTGGCGGTTCGTTATAGAATATACCGCGCTCCGCACCGCGCAGAAATGTTATTACTTCCTCTTTCAGAGCGGTAATATCAGCTTCCATGCGTACAAGAACCTTTGCCGACACGCTTTCGCGTTCTTCAAGCAATGCGAGTAAGATATGCTCCGTGCCTATTCGTTCAGACGAGTACTTTTTGGAGATTTTATATGAACTTTCGAGAATTTTCCGACATCTCGGAGTAGTATCTCTTGATGAAAGCAGCGTTTTTTCGCCAACGCCGGAGTATTCCTTTATTGCTTCGTATATCTTTTCTCGTGTTATCTTGCTTTTGCGAAGTATAACCGCGGCGCAGCACCCCTCATCCTCAGAGAGCGAGAGAAGAATATGCTCGCTTCCTATATAAATATGCCCGAGCTCTTCTGCTACGGTTACCGAGCGGTTAAGGGCGTCCTCTGCCTTTTTCGTAAATTTGTTGCTCATTTATAGCTCCTAAACTTAAGTAATCCGAATAGATTATACCCAAAGGGATAGGAAATACTCATCGTATCACACCCTTTTATTCGTATTAGCCTCGCTTGCTTTTAAGAGTCGAAGATATAGCTCCTCATCTACTTCGGAGCTTGCATTTAGTTTGAATATCTCCCTTAACCGTTTTGTTATCCGTTCGCTCTCTTTCCCGAAAAATGAGCCGCGTATATGGTTTGTTTCTCCGTAGTATAGTCCAAGCTCTACGAGGAGTGCATTTATTTCGTGTACTTTGTCGCCCGAATCACCGAATTTTATCGGGAACTCCGTTCCGCGCGAGAGCCTTTTTGCATCTTCGCGCATTTTTTGTTTAGTGTATTCTCGGTAAATTGCGTCAAATGTCGCGGCATCTACCGCACCGCTTTCCTCTAATCCGTAGTCCTTTTGAAATTCTTTCACACTTGCTCGAGTGGAGTCATCATAAACTCCCGACGGGATAACCGCATATTTTCCTGAGCCGAGATATATTTGAATTTCGCGTATCGCTTCCTTTTTATCGTTTATACTGTACATCTATCCTCCTATATCGTATCCCGGATATTGTCCCTCGTTAACCATAGCACCGTTATACAAATCATCATATACACTTGCTATAGAATTCCAGGTAGGTGCGTTCACTCTTCCTGTGTCACTCGGCAACCCAAATATCCGTTTAAATGCTATGACCTGTGCGGCTGTAGCAGAGCCGAAGATTCCGTCAACGTTTACCTTTGGTATTTCGGGATAGCTTTCGGCAATATAGTTGAGGTATTCCTGTAAAACTCGCACGTCGCTGCCTTCTACGCCGTCGGCGAGAATTCTGCCCGGGAAGGGAAGTATGCGCCCGAGCCTGAACTCATAGTCTATCTCTGATACAATGCCGAAGTATACGTTTTCCATTCTGTCCCAGGTGAGTCTGTTGACTACACCTGTTACGGGGAGTCCGTAGGTTTTCTGAAAGGAGCGAACCGCATCTGCCGTTCCTGCACCGTACGAGCCGTCCAGGACCGCTGGAAGAACGGTTGGTACAAAAAGAGCAATATAGCTCAGGTAGTACTGAATAGTCAGAACTCCCTCGCCACTATCTCCCTCGGAGAGATCGGAGCCGTAACGTGTGGTTACGTCGGTTATTTTTAATCCTTCCGAGTTTATGGTGTAAAGGTTTTTTACAGCATTATAGATAGATTCTATTTTATTCCAGGTCGCCTTGCCCACAAGCCCGTCTATCGGCAGTCCAAATACCTCTTGAAATTTTTCTACCGCCGCAGTAGTAGAAGCACCAAAGAAGCCGTCTGCGGGCGATATTTTAGGTATTCCCGGATAGTTTACCGATATTCTGTTCAGTCGCCTCTGGAGTATTTCTATATCACTTCCGGTATCTCCCTCTCGAAGCGTTACTATGGGTGTATCCGAGGGGGTATCTCCAACGGGAACGTTCTGCTCGAGCACTATGTCGTTACCGTAATAGTTCTGCAGAATTGAGAAATAATCAAGTCCCTCATCGGCAAGCTCGACGCTCCCCCATTGATAAAGTCCGTCGCACTGTACCTCTATTCCGTCGCAAAACTCGGCGAAAAGCGGCTCTATGTTTCCTTCGCGTCTTATGTAACTGTCGAAAAGCTCATCTACTATTTCAGAGATGTTCTCGAAAATATCGCGCTGATAGACGAAGGTCTGGTCATAAGCCGGTGAGTTGGTTATATCGAAATTATATCCGCGACTTCTGTAAAATTCGGTGTAGACGCGGTTGAGGGCGACCGAAATTTGCGCCAAAACGTTAGCTTTAATAGCTTCCTCGGGCCAGGTTGGGTATATTTCACTAGCCCACAGAAGATGTATGATAAATAAGGCAATAGAATACCGAGTGAGATATAATCTCACTCGGCTTTCTTTTATTCAGACTTCTTGTCAAGCTCAGGGAGTCCTGCCAACGAAGTCAGTATGGAGAGTATGCCTGCGAGAGCAGATGCGCTACCGACTATCACCCAATTAACCTCTCCCATAATCGCGGCAGAGCCGATAGTAGCAAGTGCCGTCTGCGCCACTGTTTTAATAGCTCTGACACCTGCCGCCTTAATCCAATCTTTGAAATTGTACTTCATAATACATTCCTCCTTATTACTAATAATCTCTTAACTATTACTGATAAAACCCTCAAAACCCGCTTTTTCAAGTCTTATCAGTAATTTCTCTGCGTTCTGTCTGTTGGTAAATGCACCGACTTGCACCTTATAATATTTAGGTGTCATAGCGGCCTTTACATCCTTTCTAAATCCGTCCATTGTATAAGGCAATTTTAAGCCTTTCCACAGATGTTCGGGGTCTGCGTGATTAGATGCTAGCCCCTTTTTATAACCCTCACTGTGAGCCAAAATTACTCCCTCTGCGAGAGGATTTAGTTTGTACTCTTTACATAGGTGGGCAAACAACTCTACGGCAGATTTATATGTTCGTTCCACCATAGCTTTCGCACGTGCGTTGTCGGAGCATTGGAAACTCGCGCCATTTGTATATTTAATACAATCGGGTTCACACATTTCTATTCCTATGTGCGTTCCGTTTGCCGAGCCACCACAATGCCAACCTCTGCGATTCCAAGGAAGTGTCTGATACACTTTACCGGTGTTCGCATCAATAAATCCGTGAACGCAGACTTTGGCACTCGAGGTGTTCCAACTTTCGATTAGTGACATAGCAGAGGGTTGATTACACCCAATGCTATGTAACATTAAGCCTTTTACTGTAATTGTTTTACCCGCTTTGTAGCAAGGGTTTTTAGTTAAAATTGATTTGCTGATTCGCATCAGCCATCACTCCTTTACGGTCTTTGCTTATGATATTCTTCGAGAGCCGCTACACGAGCTTTTAAATTCTCAACTTCCTGTTCTAAGAGAGGAATGCGTGTTGCGAAATCGTTGTGAGTTCGCACTTCTCTCGTCAACTCTTTAATTTGTTCTTTCGTGACGGCTTGTACGGTGGTCATTTCGCTATGCATTTTATTATTTGCGTGGTTGTTGGTGAGTACCACGGCAAGGATAGAAAAACCACCTGTAATTAGTGCCACGATAACCGGAACTAAGTACTCCATTATTCAAAATTACCTCCTATAGCACTAACATAACAAGCACCTGTTGCATTATTACGATTCACAGATACTCTAACGAGTACACCCCACTGACCCGCGAATTTGACATTGTTCGTAAACACGTGAACAAGACCACTTCTTACTGCATCAGTAGCATCTTCCCAAGTGGGTTCGGTGTCATAACCATTGTTACAAACCTCAACCTTAAAGGTTGCTCCATCGGGAATGTTTCTCGTTACTACGAGCATTATACGCGAGGGCATAGTAGCAGAATGCCAAGGTGCAGAATTGCGAATGGTGAAAGCATCTACGAGCTTTGTGAATGTATAAGTCCTTACCGAGGAATCAATACCATCTGTTGCGCGTATCGTTAGGGTATGACTTCCGTTAGGAATTGCCAACCAAGTGTTACCTGTGATTCCGTAGGTAATCTCCTGACCGAGAGGTGCTATTAAAGTACGAATTTGTACTCCGTCAATCGATTCGGTGACAGTAACAGTATCACGGTTAGCATCTTCTATATAATATGTTCCCGAGAACCCATCACTCTTTACACCGAGGTTCTCATCCGAACCCGATATTACAGGTGCGTTATTGTTTATTACAGTAACGGTAGTCGAGAATGTATAAGGACTGCTTTCTCTCGAGGTGTCGGTAGCTTTAACCCTATACGCAACGGAGGTTGTACCAAAGGGTACAATGTGCGCATAAGCAGTAGAAGCACCGTCATACAGTGTCGAGTACTCTCCACCATCGAGGGAACACTCTAACGTGTAGGTAAGAGCATCACCATCGGGGTCGGTTGCGCTACTCCAAGAGATTGCATTAGACTTACCACCATAGATAGTGGGTACATTAAGTATAGATGGTTGGGCGGGAGCCGAATTAAATATCACACTATAGCAACCCTCGCTATCGGTCGTGTCTGATACCGCGTTAGTAGACAATAGATTTAGTGCAGGTCGAACGCCTCCCGTGCCATCGAACGCATTACTATAAGAGCCTGTTCCATCTCGTTTCGCCCACCTAACATAGTGATAGCTTTGATGATACGGGGTGCGCAACCACCAATCCCAACCTCCGGAAATAAGAGCAGGTTTTTGAGTACATAAAGTATTATTAAATGCACTAGAAGTTAATGTCGTTTTAGTAGTTCCCCCCGTGCTAAAGTAAGACCATACTTGACCTTCCGAGGTAAAGTTAGTAGGCTCAAAACCTACCTCATTCCAAGACGGTAAAAATACCTTACGTGCTAAAGTATTTCCACCCGCAGACGAACCGGGCAAAGCTGACTTAATGTTAGTACTCAATATTGCATTTTTCTCATACGAGCTAAATGCGTTAAGGAAACCCGGACGAGTGCTATATGAAGTACTGTACGAAACACTATTTACATCGGGTGGATTATCAACAGAGTGGGTAGCACTATACCATTCAATACTATCCTTATTAAGCCATTGGTCGATGTTCGACAAATGATAGGTATTGTTACCCGCAACCTGTCTATCCGTGTCAGTATTACTTGGTTCTTTTGCATCCCAACATCTCAAATCAATAATTTTTTCGGTCAAAAGTGTAACCGAATTGGTCGGATAAGCGGGGGTACTCGTATGATTTTTAGCCACAACTAACCAAGTGATAGGTTGTGCCGTTTCACCATTTACTGAGTATTTACCAAACTTGACTTTCGCGCCTATAGGTAAATTACTTAACAACTGTGCCATATTCTCACCCCCTTAACATTCTATCCTACTCAATGACTCATTCCATACGCCCTCTACGGTGAGTCCATCGAGTGATTTAAACTCTATCGTAAACGGATTCGCGGAAATGTTGTTAAAAATACTGTTCATTAACCAAACAATTCTGTCCTCCATTAACTGTAATAGAGCCTTATTTATATCCGTGCCTTCTTCTACAACTTTGGTAGGAGCAGGTGTGAGTCTTACGCGCCCATCATCCAACTCTTCCATATAGAAACAATCGTCACCGATAGCCACACGGTCTTTTATATCTCTTGATATATATGCCATATCGTTACCTCCTTATTGGTAAAATCATTCTAGAACCACTCTTAATTGTGCCTACCTTCTTAAAGGAACTCTGCATACAATCGAGCAATTCTTTGAGCAAACATAGATTTTCCTCTATAGCATTGATGCTCGAAAATGTCAACATCGTTTCGGGTAGAGAGGGTAGGGAAGAGGAGAAATAATATGCGCTTATGAGAGAACGAATATTCTCTATAATTCGCATCATATCATTCTTCGTGGGCATATCCGATTGACTCCATCGTTTTCCGTGAATGTTGGGGAAGTAACCCAACCTTTCCATATTCTCAGCGAGATATGAAACATTGCCTTCAATACGATTTAAATCTGATAAGTTAAAACAACCCTTGAGGTCATATACATCGTCTAAATCTAAACGCAAGATATTCTCGTCCACATACACCTTACCCTCGCTCTCTATCACGAAATCATCATCGTTTACATAAGCCGCGCTATCGTCTTGTACGATTAACGCATCTTCTTCGACTCGCACATCTGCCGCGTGAGTGTGATACTTTTTCCAAGCTTCGATTTTTCGGATAGCAAAGTCAACATCCTCTATAGTTCTATCAAATATAGGCTCTCGCCAAATATTACCCATACGAAATCACCTTACCTTTACCTGTACCACGGAAAGCTCCGCTATATTTAAACTCAACATCTGTCATCATCGTATTATTTGTAAGATAATCGTTTTTGTTTTCGACAATATCTAGTGCATCGAGTCTAACATCGGCTCTCCAAGAGAAATCTAGGCTCATTCTCTGTTTGAGATACGTTGCTATCCAAGAACATACATCAGAAGCCACAGAAGTGTCAATATCACCATTTTCCGATATTTTATAAGTTATAAGAGGATTATCTACAGTAATGGTTTCGCCTATCTCACCAATACGATGACTCACCTCTGTTGAGGTACTTTCAATGCCTTTATCACCCATTGTGTAATTGTAAGCCTTAAGTCTAACCTCTTTTATAGGCTTAGATAGAGTGATTTCCGACTTGGAGTAACTGTTGAACGAATTGATTTCGTAACCCGAGGGTGCAAGTTCTTCAAAGTGCATCGGCTTAATCCAAAGTGTTCCTGTTCGGTCTTGATACATAACACATTTACCTGCGTTTGCTATTAACTGTAAGCAGTTTGCGATACTGTCCTCGGGAAGTGGGGCAGTGGTAAATATCGAAGTTAAACTGTTGTGAATCCTCCATTTAGGAGTTCCGTCACCATTTAACGGAAGCTCGGCACTCTCCAACAGGCGAGTAGCGAGGTCGAATAATGACCTGTCTTTGATTTCCGTAATGTCATCGTGATAAGTAGCCGACATAAACTCTAACAAGTCACGCGCAGTAAAATCTGCGGTCATACCATTCTGCTTCGCGTACCACTCGGATAAGTAGAACGTGCCACCCTTTATCCACTCTATCGTACCATCGTTCAGTTTCAATCCATATTTGGCTCTTACTGCCTGTCTTTCCATAAGATACTTAGATATACCATTCTCATTGTACGGATTATAATCTCCATTTACATTATCGATTGAGAACGAAATCTCAGCTTTCGGTAGCGAGGTGCAGATAGGGTCAACGGATTGCTTGTGTCTATAATCGAACATTTCCGTTTTGGTATATACCATATTTATTCCAACGAATATTTCTTCAATCCTCGGACGATGATTAGGCAAACACCACTTCTTCACGCATATTTCAATTCGGTCATATTCGGCAATATCCAACCAAGTCGATACCGTGACAGAACTGTTATCTACAACTTCCTTTTGAGAAACTATTGTTTCTCCCTTGTATGCCGTTACGATGAAGTTCTCAGCAAACTCACCGAAAGTAGCACTCCAAGTAATCGTAACTCCAGGAATAGGCTTGATAAATAATTCTGTGAAATCTATAGTGACAATCGGCATTTTACTACTGAAAACACAAGTATCATCACTTAGCACATCACCTATATAACCACACTCTCCGTAGTCACTTTCGGGGAGAGCTTTTCGCTCTCCACTCAAAAGCCATAGGTTTTGTTCGAGGGTAGCATAGGGAACAATTTTTTTATCTACCTCACTCACAATCTTGGGTGATTCGGAGATGTAGATTGCTCCATTATCTCGAGAAGTGGCATCTGCAAGAGCTTCGGGGTCACCGATACCCAAAGATACCTCGACATAACTCTCTCTCAGAAGAGTCTGCCGATGTGCATTTTTCCAATTAGCAGATACTTCTTGCATATCTACACCTCCTTTATACTTCGATAAGAGCTAGCGAACAATCCGTCCAACCGAGTATATCACCTGTATCGGGGCTTCTTCGCCATAAGCCTGATTTCCTATCACTCACATACATCTCTTTCGTTACCCATCCTCCAACACTTTGGTCGAAGAACGTAACATTATTTATGAATTTTCCACCTGCGCTCTGACGGAAACATTTCTGTATTCGCGCCCACTGTTCTACTGTGAGATATTTCCAAGATATCTCTATCTTGGAAATATCGTCACGAATTACAGACCCGACCATTCGACCCTCGACATTTCTACCCGAGTCTACTAGGGTGGAGGTGTTTCCACTATACGCAGACGGCTCGGGGAAATCATATCCCCCTACCGATACTAATGCTTTAAAAGCCATTATATAACACCTCCTGTAATAAGAACTCTACCTCTCTCGCGCTGATATTTTTCAACACTGTTGGTAAGATTTTTTCCGTCAAGATAAACTCCACTATCCTTTTCGAGTATTGCTCTGAGGAGCGAATTTTGCTCTCTAAGGAGTGCGTTTTGTTCCTCGTTTGCCTCGGCTACACCACCCGCGATACCCGATACGATTTGGTCGTTGTTTGCAACGGCAGTTCTCCTACCGATGTTACCGACCAATTCTGCTCCGGCTTCGTTTGCGATAAACATCTGACCTTGCTCGGGGAAACCACCTGTAGCATAAGTGGGTACGGCAATTCTGCTGAAGCTAACCTCTTGGATTAGAGTCATACCTCCCCAATCCTCACCGATAATATCTGCCGCCCATTCGACAACATCAGTGAAGCCGTCCATCAGGCTATTGATACCACGAATGACCCAATTGATAGCCGATTCGATACAACCGATGACTCCGTTCATTGCGTTTGCGGCTTCTTGTCTTATACCCAACCACAGGGAAGAGAAGAATCCATCGATTGCTTCGCAAGCATCCTTGAAAGCCTTTTCAACAGGTGCAACAATGGTGTCATCGAACCAAGTGCAAGCATCTTTCCATACTACTTTTATATCTTCCCACAACGATGAGAAGAATCCCGATACAGAAGTCCATACATCCTTAAAGATAGCTTTCGCGGGTATGACAAACGTTTCATCAAACCAAGTGCAAGCATCTTTCCAAGCAGTTTGTATATCTTCCCACAACTGCTCGAAGAATTTTGACACATCCTCTTTGAACCCCTCGAATAATTCAACAGTAGGAGTAATAAATGTGTCGTTAAACCACGTAGATGCGATAAGCCATACGGCTTGAATGATTATCCAACATCCCTCGAAGAAATCGGAAATCCAATCTACGATAGGTCTAAAGAACTCAACAATGGGTTGAATAACTTTCTCGTCAAACCAATCTGCTACTTTATCCCATATATCAACGACATCATCCCAAAGATTCGAGAAGAACTCTGCTACATCTTCCCACAAACCTTTGAAAAATTCAGCTATCGGTTGAATTACATTCTTATCAAACCAATCGGCTATCTTACCAAACCACGCACTTATCTCATCCCATTTTTGAACTATTAAGATAACGAGGTCGGTCACTAAACCTACGGCTAGACCAATGAGTGCACCTGCACCTGCCGTTATCGGGCCGCCTAACATACCGATTACCGCGCCTATACCTGCGCCCGCGGCAGTAGCACCCGCACTTATGAGTAAACTATTGAGCCAATCTATACCGTCTACACAAGCATCGTAGATACCGATGAAGTAAGTAGGAATACCGAGAATGATACCCGATATAGCACCTGCTATTGCCGCACCGGTTGCCGCTATCGTACCTGTTCCTAAATTGATACCCCACTCGGTCAATTTGAGAGCAATCGCGCTACTACCGAATGCAGTATCTATAAACGTAGCTATTTTAGAACCAAGTAATGCGGCACCACCCGCTCCGACTAATGCTCCTCCAATAATCTCCACGAAATTAAACCCATCGAGTCCGTCCGTGATAGCCGATTCCATACCATCTATAGATATCACAAATCCGGTGACAGTAAGTATTGCTCCAATGGTTATAGCATACGAGGGTACGTTCAAAAGAGTGTTAATCGCAGTGACGGCATCCATTAAGGTTTTACTAACTTTCCATAGAGCAATTCCACCGCCTATTAAACCAACGGTTTTGAGAATAGTACCCAAACGAGTATCTAACAACTCACTCCAAGTATCAATATCCTCGGTAATCCCTAGCCACTCTTTCATATCCTCAACTATCTCGGCAACTTTACTCTCTACCAAGCCTGCCATAAAATCGTACTCAGGTAGCTCGAACTCGAAATCCTTGCCCGATTCATCTCCCGAGGAACTACCTTCATTGGGATTTATTACGTTGAGTTCATCAAAGCCAAGCATATAAGACTTAAGTTTTTTTGCTTCTTCTCGCGCTCCCTCTAAATTTTCCTGTACGGCATCCGTGTTTTCGACCACCTTACTCGTACTCTCGCCAATCTCAGGTACTTCAAAACCGAATAGACTAGCAATATTACTAGCGAGAACTCTGATAACTTTCACCACTGCGATAGCATAGGGAAGAAGAGCATTAAGCGCGGGGATGAACACATTACCTATCTCGCGCGCCGCCATACTAAACTCTGCTTTTAACACTCTGATTTGGTTAGCGGGGTCATCGAGTGTTCTTGCCATATCTCCTTGAGCTACAGTTACCTGTGTCATAATCGCATAGTAACGCAACTGTGCCTTTTCTGCCTGAGTCATACTCGATACTGTCTTGTCAATACCAAGTTCTAGAGCAGTAGCTTCGAGTTTCGCTTGTGATAAGTCATAACCGATAGCACGGAGAGGTTCTAGCTCGCCCGCAAGACCCGATTTAAGTTTCGTCATAGCATCTTCGACATCCAAATTGTAGAACGATGCTAAGTCATATCCCAACTGCGTGAGGTTTTTACTCATCGTAGCAGCTCTATCACCCGCGACACCAAAACCTGTTGCCATAGTCATAAATACACCTTGCGCTCTTATCCAGTCACTAGTGTCGATACCCATTGTGCTACTAACGATTTCGGCATAATCTTTCGCTCCACTTGCGTATTCGCCCATTGCAACCGTGAACAAGTTCATATTCTCGATATAATCGTTAGATTTCGTAATAGCCGACCATATCTTCTTACCGAACAATATTACTCCGTTCGCGCTTAATTTTAGCTTATGGTAAAGGTCGGTAAATGACACCGAAGCTTTTTTATTCGTAGGTGCTATCTGATTGGTAGCATCGAGCAATTTTTGAAGTTTTTCGGGGAATGCCGAAAATCCATCGGACACTTTCTTCATCTCGTCACCCAAAGGTTTTAGCGCAGTAGCCAAGTCCTTAATTTTGGTCGCGACTTTGGTCATATCAATCTTATCTAGCTCGGCTAATGTGTTAGGCAACTTTTTTAAGTTAGATAAATACGAAGATATATTCATCTTAGGCAGATTAGATAATGACCTAAGTGAGGGAATAAGACTGTCTATCTTTTTCGCGCCAATATCAAAATTAGCTCCCTGTAACGAATTAGAAAGTGCCGAAATTTGTGTTGCGATACTCGAATTGATTTTTATTCCTCGGAATAAGCCGATAGCTTTCGCTAATTCCGATATATTACTAGCCGACATCGGACTAATGGATGCAGAAGCCGCGCCTATCTCTCGCATTTGAGTCGCAATGGCTTCAAGCCCTAGACCACCCTTTGTCGCATTTTTTAATTTCGTAAGAGATTGTGTTAAGGCATCTATACCACTCACTGCGTTTTTAGCATTGGATTGTATTTCCAACTCCAAAACATCAATTGTAGTAGACATTACACTCACCTCCTTTATTGCTTAGATTGAGTTTTTCCCTCAAACTTCTTATTGATGGATGCCGCCATAGCTTCCATAAACTTCTTACCTTTTTCAGCAATTTTACGTTGCTTTTCTTCCTCATCACGTTTAATTTGTTTGTTATTCAAAGGATAAGGCTTGGCAGAATACGGAGTAGGCTTAGTACCTTTCTTCGCAAACGCGTGTAGTATAGGTGCGACATCACAAATTGCTTCATAGACATACATACCCTGTAACCACAACTCTTGATTGCGCTTCTCGTTTCTCAATTCTTCGGCTTTGCGATAATACTTTACCAAAGTACAATCACCATCCCAATATTGCTCGGGAGTCATACCGATAGCGAGATAATAAGGGAACAACTCATAAAATCTTTCAGTGTAAGTAAATGAGGAGGACGAACTATGTTGTCCGACCTCCTCTGTAATAGACAGTGAGCTACTTACCAACTCGCTGTCCAATCCAAGTTTCCCTCGGACTCGTCAGGCTCATTTACGAGAGCCATTATAGGCTCGTTATACATCTCTGCCAACTTGCCGATAAGTTCCTGCTTGTTAGTCATCTTAGCATAGATTGCATCGATAACCTCGGGTTTCTCGTAACGATGGTTAGCGAGGAACGCGCCCGCGAACAGTGCCGGGAGAACTGTAACAGGCTTGCTCTCGATATCCGATGCTACAAAACCTTTCTTCTCCATCATCTCGACACTTCTACGAGTGTACTCGAGTACATACTCCTTGTTCTGATAAGTAAATCTCAACTGTTTTGCCATAAATATTTATCTCCTTAAAATTATTAAGCCGTAGGTTCGTCAGTAGTAATTGCAGTAGAGGGTGCGATAGAAATCGTCATACCAACGACCTCGTTTACACCACCGCCATTAACTCTAACGGAAAGATAACCCTTGAAATAAAACGCACCCTGTGCGCCATTCTCACCGAAGAAAACTGCGAATGACTCATCTTCACCCTTGAGGTCAACGAGCGCATCGTAATCGGTCTTGGTGTAGTTGGCAGTAAACTCAAGCGCATCTGCACTCTGAATACCCTCGATGTAGGTCTGCATCGCATCCGAGAGAGTAGTAGTTTCAAGTAGCTCAGGTGCACCGCCGAGGTCGGGGAAATCCTTAATATCTACGAGTTTCGCATAAGTAGAACCCGAACCCTTGTGCTGAAGGGTAATGCCATAAGTAGAAATAGCCATAATAATTACCTCCTAAAAACTTTCTTATCTTTGGAAACTACACCCCTATATCTTCCCAACATTCTGTAGATTGTGGCATCATCCACGTTGGGAATAGGTTGTAGCATTGCGCGACTAAATCCGAGGGTCGCAAACTCGTTATCTATGAGCGAAGCAATTGCCTTACATTCGCTCTTTTTGCCACTAGTTTTATTAGAGTAGATATTTACCTCGTATGTAATATCTGCGTGATTCTCAAGACTAGAACACGTTTGTGTTCTGTCATAAGCTGAGTTATCAATTTCAGCAATTGACACACAAGGGAATCGCGAGGGTGACTTAACGTATTCGCCAACAACATACGCACCGGGATAAGCCGTTCTCACTGCTTTCGCAATAATATTAAATATCTCGTTTTCTATATCAACCATTGCCGAATACCTCCCTCGCTATCGTTTTACAATCTTTCTCTAACTGTCTTGCAGTGTTATACATAAATGGTCGGCTCTTAAAGCCTTTAGTCCATCTAAAACCACCGACATCATCATTGTAATATATCCAACCTTCGTCACCGTGGTTGTTCACATCGTACTGCCATCCTTGTGGGTTTGGGTGAGGTGAACGGCTACCAACAACACCTGTACCAAACTCAACATAGGCCGCGTAATAAGCACCCGCTTTTATAATACCTACGTTGGTACTAGGACTATAATAGCCCTCGATACTGTTCATCAGTTCGCCTGAGTAAACGGCATCTAACCTCGCAACTTGGATTCTTGCAACTTCCGCACCATAATCGGTCAATGCTTCAACCAATCGGTTACACTTTTCGATAAACTCTTTCCGAAAATCCTTAACCTCATTGATTGCACGTTCTATTTCTTTTTCGTCCAAAGTAAACCTGATAACTGTTTTACGCATTGACTTTTACCTTCTGTATCGCAATCGACACTCCGTTCAAGCTCTTAGCCACGCGCTTTACGATATAATCGTGAGGTGTGTCGGTAGAGCCGTCATCGTTAGGGTAGGGAAGAGTATCGACCCATAGAATTGAATGCTCGTTTATAGTAGCACTCATATCGTCAAGCACGATTACCTTATCGTAACTCTCGCTCTCCCCGAACTGTCGGCTCTGCATTTCGCCCTGCGCGGCAGAAACATTACCGAAACATTCTATTGGATTACTGTACGAAATTTTATACTCACCTGTAGCATTGCCGTATTCGTCAATGATTTCGGTTTCGCCTATGTACGATGCGTAACAAAATTTTGATTTATTTCGTACCATACAACGCATCACAACACCCCCACGTGAGGACAAACCTCACTCAGCATAGCTTCGGGAACATCGGCACTCGCATAAGAACGGCTAATGCCGTTTTCGTTGTGCGCGACCTCTCCTTCTGCACCCCTCTTATTGAGTAGATACGCGGCTATGTCACACTGTAGATAACCATATCTACGAGGAACTTCGGTTACAGTATCGTCATACGGGTAGGCACGATTGATTATCTTTCGACCTGCGATAGCGAGGTACGAGATTAGTACATCGTCAGACCAATCACCCTCGTTGGGTTGTCCTACCATAACTCGCAACATTGATAACTTTTCGACTTCTGTCATAATCTCATACCTCCATTATCGTTTGGAAATTAAGCACCGAGCTTAATCTTTACTGCCTTACTCTCATCGGTAAGAGCAACGATGTAATACTTACGAGAGTACGCGTGGTTCACACGAGTGTTAGCAGCATCCTCAGAACGATTACCCTTGGTGATAACCTCGGTTTCTACACCCTTCTTATTGAAGATGGTAACTGCACCCTTGATACCTACTACAATCTCGCCCTCGGTAGCATCTGCCTTATCGTAAAGGTTGATACCTGCTACAGAGCCGATGTAACCGCTTCTTGCGAATGCTTCAACGTACTTAAGCTCATCCTTAAGAGCCTTTCTTACCTTTGCCTTATCCTTGGGGCAAACGAAGCCGAAAATCTCGATATTCTCAACATTCTCAAGATTAAGTGCGGCAGAAGCATCTACGAACGCATCGAAATCGAAAGCAGTAGCGGGAACCTCAAGACCGGTCTTTGCGAACTCACCATAGATATCAGCCTGCACAGTGTTGAACATATCAGTACCCGCGTGCTTCATACCAACAGGAACGAGCATAGGGTCGGTCATTGCGTGCTCATCATTCCAAATGAATCTGTTCTGAGCGAGAGCAATGTCATACTCAACAGGAGTATAGCTTACCTCGATAGACTTGGAGTTACCCTGTCCTACAGTAAGCTTTTCAGTACCATCGGTAGCGCGATAGGTGTGGATAATACGCTTCATACCCGCAGTACCTACGAGAGAATCATCGACCACGCAGAATCTCTGAAGGTCGAGATGGGAATTGAACTGGTCTTCCACAGTATTAGAGAGGAAGAAATTAGAATAAACCTGATTTGCCATAGTTAATTACCTCCATATAGCTTTTTATACTCCTCGGGATGCTCTACTGAATATTTATACTGTTCGGCAATAGACATCTTCGAGAAAATTTCTTTTGTAATAATTTCCGAACCATTACCCCCTTCGGGTTTCGGGGTTTCTTTCAGAACATCAGCACGGATTTTCTTTTCTACCGACTCGTTATGCTTCTTCTGATTTGCGAACACTTTATCAAGTTCGCCATTTGCAAGAGCTTCTGCCGTTTCATTTGCAAGATTTTCGTCATAACCAAGAGCGAGATATTTTGCTTTGTGACCGGCTACTGTTTTCTCTTTGAGTAGGGCATCTCTTTCCTTGATTAGTGATTCCATCTTTTCGGCATCCTCTTTAGCCTTAATTTCCTCTGCCGACATTTTCTCACGCAACTGTTTCTTAAATTCTGCTGCTTCGGAATTGCTCTTAGAGAGCGCGTTCTTTAGCCTATCAATCTCTGCCGAGTTATCGGTAGGCATTTCGATACTTTCGAGAGCTTTCTCTATATCCTCAACGGACATACCCTCTTTGTAAGCATCTTTAAGTAAATCCTTAATGTTCATCTTGTTACCTCCTGCGATTTAAGTCTTCCCTGACTATGATTTCTGTTTTTAAGACTTGTTCTGTCTTTGCGTTTTTAGGTGTTCCCTCACCACTTATTTTATTGTGCTTATTAAATTCCTTTTGCGTAGATATTTATATAAATTGGTGATTTAGAACCGATGGTTGCGCTTTTCTCTCCATTACCTGTTATAATACCTAAATCCGTAGCACCGTTTGAAATCGCGCTTATTTTCAAATAAGAGTTATATCGGGCATACTCTGATAAAACTTCTGTCTTAAACCAAATTACACCTGAATGGTGAATTATTCTTGAAACTGAATGCGTAGTAGTATAATCCACAAGAGTTCTAATAAGAGTCCAAGTTTCGCCATTGTCTACCGAATAATATGCTCTATAAATGGGGTCTCCTAAAGCTTCGGCTACTTTGTTACCAACACTGCTACAAGTAAATTGAAAAACACTATCTGCATAAACAATATATGGTATTACATTACTATGACCACTTGTAATATAACCCTCTGCAAAAGCGCGTACGCTTAAAATATACCTACCCGCTTCCATTCCTTGTTCAGAAAGGTCAATTGTTAGAGATGTTGCACCCGAAACTAATATTGAATAATTACCCCATATTTCAAAAGATGTTGCAACACCGCTTGTGTCCTCAATGCTTAAAATATCTCCGTCAAGACTTATAATTGGAGCGGATAATGTTGGTAATGTAGAATAACTAACAACATTACTGACGGGGCTTTCATTATAATCATTTGCCATACTTTTAACAGTTATAGAATGTTCACCTACAGGCAAATCCAATGAGGTTAAATAAATGTATGATTTCATAATTCTCTCCTATTCCCACAGACCCCATTCCACATTTGCAGTTCCGTCACCTTTAACATAAAATCTCGAAACATAATTAACCGTTGGAATATCAGACATACCAAAGTAGTCATAGACTATATTTTCTGTTTCCGAATGAGTATGAAGCATACCATCATAAGCAATATTAAGAATACCCGAAGTTATATCAAAAGTAGAATATGAACCACCTTCTATATATCCAACATAATCCAAATCGTCATATATATAGCAATACTTATTGCTATAAATAGTAACCATTCCTCCGACCGCTCCCTCGGGACGTTTTCTTGCTTCTATGTATGAGTTTATTTCCCCATTAACAAGAATAGCAAACTGCTCAGCAAGGTCACTTTCGTCGTTAATCCAAAGCCTATCGTCATCATCAATAAATATGGTCGGTGCAGTTAGTGTTGGAGTTTCAGGTGCTACTACATAACTCACCACGTTACTCTCAGGACTATCCGTATAACCCATTGCCATCGCAATTACACTTATCTTATACTCGCCATAATCAAATTCGAAAGTAGATAGGTCGAATGTATTCTCCGATGTCCTACCCCTCACTGCATCATTAACCAAGATGTTGAAAATCACATCAACCTCGTTAGTGTCTGTAATCGTGAGAGTACTCCCACTAATAGATATGCTCGGTGCTGACAATACACTACGAGGGGTAAGTGTTGCATAAAGATTAGGTATAACTACTTGTTTTCCATTTAGATATGCCATAGTCAATCACCTCGTTTTAACCACTGTGCGCAATTTTCTCGACAAATATTAAGCAGTTATCCATTGGTTTTAGCACATAGTCACCATTTGTGGTTTCATTAAACAAACCATCATTTTCCGTAGTCAACACATATTTCATAAAATATAATTTTTTCTCAATGGGGTCATACACGAGGCACATTTGACCGCAATTTGCTGAAACTGATTTAGATATCGAATCCACATATAACGTGAATGTAAGTGTTAATCCTCCTCCCAAACCCGTACGAATGTGAATAACATATGTGCAACTGTCCTCGAGGTCGATTTCGACAGACGATACCGAGTTCTCACCTATAGTTCTAACTATACTATCGGGGGCAAATAACACTCTTGCCTTTTCCACTTCAATCTGCTCCCAAGCCCTCCACTCGTATGTTGTTGTTTCTGTACTGATTTCATAACGTCTAATATATAATTTATTTCGGTCGGTATCCAACAGGATTTGAGAATGGACTTTATTACTACGACTTATAACTGTAAGGAAACCGCTTGCTCCTTCTTCAGGAAGGTTTACATACTCGTAGGTTTCATTGCTAGACAAGTAATACTGCCCTTCAGTAGTTACATTATTCAAATCAGTGCCTTTAATCAAGTCACGGCGGTATATCGTTTTCGCTTTTGGGACAGGGTTAGTGCCATCCTCTATCTTTTCAAGCCGCCACTCGATATCTTCTTTCCAAGTATCGTCTGTGATAAATGCAAACAGATTTTCCTTCTGCTTATCGGTTAGAGAATTGTATAACTTTTGCGTACCGACAAAGAACGTTAGGTTTGTACCATCGATACTTTTAACTCCGATAGCAGTTATTTCACCTGTAGTGGAGTCACGATATATCGTCTTTCCATCGGCAGAACTGTAATCCACCTCACTCAGCACCGCACCACTCTCGGTTACTAACTGTAACTTACCATCGGTAACTGTTATCGTGCAGTTCTTATCTCCGTTAGCAATACCACCTATCTGCGTACCACAGTAACTAGTATCACAAGAATCTGCACCTATCGAGGTTATCTGATACAAATAACCCTCGCTATCGAGAATTAAATCTCCGGGTTTTATAAGGTAGTTGTTGGGTACTAGCAGGTTGGTGTAGGGGAATGATTTTGTCATTCCACCCTCACCTGTAATAGTAGCACTCACAATACTCATACCTGCTGAGAGCAATTCCCACGTATAAACACTACCATTTCGTGCGACACACTTATAGACTTCGTGAGTAGGGGAGGTCATATCTATACCCAAGACACCTACTGCACCCTCGGTTGCCGCATTAGGCGCACCCTGTAACTCAATACACGCGGTCTGCCTTGTGTCTACACCATTGATTTTAAATTGTTTTACATAATGCATTACTCGACCTCCTCGATTGTGTTAATCTCCAAGTAATCTCCAACCTTTATTGGTTGCTATTGCTTTATCTTCGTCTGTTAATTTTCCAAGATTTACTGTACCAAGATGTAACTGCCAATCAGTACCGCTTGTATCTTGAGAATAATCTTTTAGTGCTCTCAGAACAGTTAATAGACTCTCTCTTGGTAGCTTCGTTGACTTAACCAAGTTAATACCCGAATTTCCCGGGCTATTAAAAGCTATTACACTGTCTTCGGTGAAGGTGAGTGTTTCTAACTCCGATGCATAGTAGATAAAGTAATTTGTATTGCCCTGTGTAGCAGATGTATTGTTAATCATTTTTTCACTGACTTTAACAGTCAAATTGTATACCTTGCCACCATCAGATTGGTTGCAAAATTGCGGGGCAGCTATGCAATTAGAGAGGTCAAGTGTGGCACTTTCCAAGAAGGCACTCTGTATCATTCCAGTCGCGGTAATTATCTGTGATAAGTCAATATCGTAATCCTCGAGTCTTATGAGGTCTGCTCTATCTTTAACAGTTCTCATAAACGCCCTAAACATATCACCACCCCGTCGAAGGTTAAGGTTTGTACTCTCATCAACAGGTCTAATGGTATATTTAGGCTTAAAGGTTTCCTTCGACCAAGCAGAACCCGAAAAAGCCCCAAAATAATTAGTGCGCTCACCGTTCTGTTGGTAGTTATCCCAAAAGCGGTCATACTCGGCTTGCTTTCCTGCTTCAAAACCCTGTGCGTAGTCACCACCGCCCTCGGCTTGACCTTTCGCATAGCCTGCTTCGTAAACCTCGTCATAATCGGTTTTCGCTCTTGCGATTTTCTCGGTTATCGTCATTCTGCATTACCCCCATTCACAAGGTTTTGCGCGTAGGTGTGAAGCTCGTCAAGTGCCGATGAGATGTCACCTATCGCACTATCAAAATAGGCTTTATTTACACAATCAAGGTCGTCAATGGGAGCATTAGCGCGAAGTGTACCATTATAGGTGTAATTCACCAAACAATCTCTTATAGGCGAAGTCGAGTAACCCTTTAGTGCTACATTTCCATTGGCATCGTTAGTGTAAACTTTATATGTGCCTTCAAGTTTCGGCACATAGTTTGTCAAGTCCACCTTCTGCGTTTCGAGCGCGGATAGGTAATAGTAGCCGACCTGCACAAAACCTACTCTTGTAAGCTCTGCGATAAAATCCTCATCGGTGGTGTATTCGTAATTTACAGGATACATAGGGTCATCTTCTCTCGATGATACCCAAAGGTCGGGAACATTAAGAGTGCCTATGTAAATGTTTTGACCGATAGGTAAACCTCCTACACCATATTTCATTAGCTCGGTTACCATTGTCTTATAGTTGTAGAAAGAGATAGCCTTCTGCGCGCCCTTCGCTATGCTCTCGACTTCTTCAAATGCCGTAGGAGTTACATAGTTTTCATCAGCATACCACTTCGGGATAGCATCGTCGTCGGTCATATTTTCACCGCTTACGGCAATATTACCACTGAGTTTTCTTACAGGAATAGAATAAGAAGGCTGTCCACCGCCCAATAAATCCACGGGAGCATTTTTGTGCTCGGTCAAAGGCATAAAAGTATCTTTGCCTTTTTCTCCCTTTGTGCGCATATACACTCTGTCAAAATACTTCGCTTCGTCTGTATTTATCACAGTTTCGCGCTCGTCAATTATCTGCATCTGAGGGAGATAATCTCGGGCAGTTTCTTCGGTGGTGGAATACGCGCTCAAATCGGGTGTATCACCTTTATCACCCTTTTCTCCCTTTTCGCCCTGCTCACCGCGTTCACCTTGAATGCCTTGTGCACCTGTATCCCCCTTATC